GTAGAATATTACTAATCCTCTGACTTACTAGTATTATTACGAATAAGTTCAATGGGTTATAATTAACTAACTGAGGTAGCTCATCAAAGTACCAAAAAATTACGGACCAAATTAAAGAAACCCAGAAGCTCTTACAGTATCCACAGAATAATAAATAAGTTAAGTAATCATTTAATTTCGTAAACCTTGTAGTTATATTTAATATAAAAGTTATAACTGGTTGAAATATAACACTTTTAGTTACTGAAACACTTATCTCTACTAAAAAAGATAGAAGGAGTAAACTACTTACTATTTGCATATCGGGCTTGAACATACTTTACTGCGTTTTCTACTGCGGGTTGTATTACCATGGATTGAATTTCTTCCTCACTTAATACTCCCGCAAACCAGTTTTTTCCTGCCTTACCTGACTGTGGGTGCTTCAACTGCTCTAAGGAGTAGGAATATCCTGCTGACTTTAACCTAGAGTTTATACTCAACTTTTCTTCTCCAGATGTAATGGTCCATAAATGTCCATCTCCAAATCTCCCTAGCTGTCCTGGAGAACGACCTTTTATTGCTTCATAAGCATCTAAACTAATCCAATATAGATCGTTTCCAAAAGAACCGACTAAGAAGTAAACTAACCACTGTATTGGAGCCGTTCCAGTTACATCCCCTTCTTTTCCAAAACCGCAAAATCCATCCGATAACAGGACTAATTCTAACTCTGAGTCTGGAGACACGCTAGTAGCGGCTAGGGCAAAGTTATTCCTAATTTCCGTCTCTATAGAACTTATATACCCTCCTTGTAAGAAGGACGTTGGATCTTGTGAGGCTACAACACTGGAGCTAAAGTACTCCGCTTGTATTTCTGCAAAGACCTGTAGAGTTTTTGATATAAAATAGTTTTGGACAGATGAAGTTAATAACTGCTTCTTTAACTCAGCGATGTAGGTAGTTTTAAGAGTTTTTTCTATGTCTTTGATGAGGGTATTTATTTGGCCGCCAATCGCTGCCTCTGCTTTTGTAGCATTTGCTTTTAATTTAACTTTAATTCCACTTACCATATGTCGTCACCAGAAGTTATTGGTGGAACTGTCGGTGTAACCACTGAGGCTTGATTAGAAACTTGCCCCTGCTCCGCCACATTTATTCTTGGATCTGCATCATAGCCCGTATCAACGCTTGAGTCAACCTGGGTTGTAGATAGGTATAACTGAGTAATATGTTTACTACCAAGGCCTTTTAGGTATGCAGGCACTTCGACTTTATAAGTTACTCCGTCAATTATGAATGACTTAGCATCTCTACAGATGGGGTAGTGCTTTTCATAAGTTTTAAGTCTGGTTATTTGCATTCCATCTCTTCCAGCAGGCAAGTCTTCGAATCCAGGACTGTCCACTCCCCTAGATAATTTGTTTTCAGTAACTACGGCTTTTATGCATATGCTATTTGGGGACGTTAGTACTCCCGCGCCCGCACATACTGGACAAACGGCGGTGTTTAATACTCTAGGATTGGGAATGCTAGGATTATACTGTACACCACTGGCCGTTACTACGTTAAATGGTTGGGGATAAACGGTTGAAGCAAATCCAGTTGTAGGAAATATAGTTACTGGTCTTAAAAAGTTACTATCCCAGTTATTAGTTGAAGAATTCTGAATGTTATCAAATAAACAGTTTGGGCATTTAACAGAGTAAGGCTCTAAGTTAACCTGAATCTTTCGACCCATTTTATCTATGTACTCATTAAATCCTACCTTAAATTCCTTTTTAAGGGAGGTAGGTATATTTAAAGACATAATTATTCTACCTTGTATACAGGTAGTGACATAATTTTACACTTCAATCTGACTTCAATAGATTCTTTAAGCTGTCCACTTATTAACTTCATTAAATCAAGTAAAGTATTTGGTCTCCTAGACGCATCGAATTTAGAATCTGAATCCTCTAGACTAACTGCTGCATTTATATAGTTTTGTAATTTTTTGCTCATCAAAATGTAGGCAGTAGCTAATAGTAGTAACTCGGGGCCTAAATCAGTAAAAGTTAAACTGCACTGAGATGTTAAGTAAGTTAATGCAGAAGAGTCGTAGGTGTCTAGTATCTCTAAATCAGAGTTATCAAAGTGATCATAGATGATTACTAAGCTGGAGTTGAGTCCAATAGTTCCAGGTTGGAATCTTATGTACTTATACCCCATTACTTGTGCTCCAGGAGATCCACTAATCTCTACCCCATCGACATATATTTCTTTAGGATAGCCTTTTGGCTCTTGGAGAGCGTATATAGTCCCACTGGCTGTTAAATTTCCACAGGCAGTTGCATTATCAAACGAGTCTATAAATATCTCTTTAGTATCAGATATTAACTGTCTTATACGGAATATTATTTCTTGTTCCTGAACCTGAAAGATTGCTTCTGGTATATACATATATTAAAGACCCAATACTCCTTTAAAATCTGTTGCTATTGCACCTGCGCCTGCTAAAGCTCCCGTAAGTACTAGAGCTATTACTTTTATTATAAACATCACGTTATTATCTACTTTTGAATTAAAGCTATTTAGTTGTGCTTGCATCTCTGTTTGTTTCTCTGCTGATTCGTCTTTTGCATCTCTAAAATCTGTTTTGAAGTCTTCAAGATTTTCTTGAACAAATTTAATACTGTATTTGAGTCCGTCTAGCTGATCTTGCATTCTTGCCCTGTCATATTTTGACTCTAACACACTCTCTCTGGCTTGGTCATTTCTATTACTAGATTCTGTTAGAAGCTGGTGAGTGAGGGATCTCTGCTCAGTTACTATATCCGAAAGATGAATAATCTGTTCTTCTACTCTAGCTAATGATACTTTAAGATCGTCAGATTCGGCCATTTACAAATACCTACCTATGCCTTTTAGTTTAAACTATTTAAAAGTAGTTTAAATTTGTTCTGGCCCATCCTTGAGCTGTTTTTATATATAAAAAACTGTCATCCCATCTAAACTCTCCGATAGTACCAACTGCCCCTGAAGTAGCAGGAGGTAATCCTGGTGGTAAAACTACTGAACCACTTACGGTAAGTCTATTTTGTATAGAAACATTAACTCCATCTGACCGAAGTCCAGTATTTGGAGCATAACTTGTTCCGTTATAGTAGACGGTATCTGTAAAAATACCAGACCCAGTTATACTTCCGGTTATTCCTGAGATAGTAGATAGAAACTCATTTACAGAATCAACAGCATCTGCTATAGACCCGCTAGGGTTAATAGTGGCTGCACCATCGACATAACTTCCATCCGTAGGGAGTCCTATAATTCCAGCCCCGCCTAAACCACCTGTGATTGTTGCGGACCCTGAAGGTGCATATACTAACCACCTGTTATTTGCAGGATCACTGACCTCTAAACACAGAGTATCCTTATTTAAGATTACTATTCCAGGGGGAACATCTATTAGATTGGGTTTATCTAGTTCAGGAAACTCTTGAATTAAACCAATAGACTCTTTAGATGTTCCAGTTTGAGCATAAGCGAATCCTCGATCTGAAAATTTAACGTCTGAGGTTTGTTTTACTGAAGATTTTCTTTTTTTTCTAGTAGTATTGTTAGGACTTTGTTCTGACATTAATCTAAGGCCTTTTCGTTGTTTAATAGTTCATAGTATCTATAGTATATTCAGTCTTTTTTGATTACCCAAAGTCTAATAAAAAAGCCCCGACAAGCGGGGCTTTTAAATAACTTAGTAAACTAAATTATATTATAGTGAGCGGTCGATAATACCCATAACGATCATTCGTGTATCAAGTACTGCCATTCCAATTTCTTCCCAACCATAGAAACCTTGTTTCTGTGATCTGTGAAGAGCTGGATCTTCAAACAATTCTAAGTCAGCTCTAATAGGCATAACAAGTGAGTCATTAGCTGTTAGATCAAAACCATAGATTTGTGTTTCTCCTGCTGTAGTTACAAACCCGTCTGAATTTACTACGTTAGCATTACTAGGTGTATAGTCGTTGAACGATCCACCTGTTCCTACTTTGAATAGACCGAACTGAGATGAGTTCGAGTTGATGTTGTACTTTCCAGCTGCACCTAGATTGTGCAATGGATGAAGTTTAACACCATAGATTTCAGAAGTTCCACCACTTACATAGATTTCTCTACGTGTGACGTTATCTACTTGGGATTCTCCCCACTCTCTTACATCAGCTAGATCTTCTGGTGATAAATAAACATCAGTCAGAGTTCTTCGTTGACGTTCCATCTTAACAATCATTTGATTAAGGAGTTCTTTACTGAAAAATCCAGCAGAAGGACCACCATTAATTTCTACGATTGGAGCTGGACGTGGGCCCAAAAGGGCTTTACCCGCAAATGCAGAAGTAGCCGCTGGAGCCAAAAGTCTCCAAGCTGATTCTTCTTCATAGTCAATGATCGCACGAGCAGCGTTTCTCATAGCTCTCTGTGCAATATCGATTCTTCCGTCTCTTGCATACTGCAAAGACCAGTCAAATGCTGTTCCGATTTTAAATGTCGGTACAAACACTTCTTCACCTGGAGCTTCGATGTAGTTCTGAGGAACTTGACCTAGCTTAGGTAGAATAAATACTGGAGCTTCAAAGTCATCTGCAATTGGATAAGAAGCTTGAGCACCAGGCTCAAGGTTCTGAGTTGCAAACAGCTGTCTTGCAACAGATTGATCACGTACTTTCTGTAGGATAGGTACAGTGATTGCTTGTGCAACCGCTTTTTGTACTTCGGGTGACTGAACGGCACCTTCGGAAGCAGTTGCTTTTAGGAGTTCTTTTAACTCTTCTTTAATAACTATTTCATTCATATTAATATATCGCCTCCGTATTATAGTGCCAACTTGATAACTAGATTCTCGCCTGCTGCTGCTTGTGCCGCACTCAAAGAATTTTGAGCAATGGCGCAAACTTTAGGTACTCCACCTTCAAGAGCGCCTGAAGCAGATACGTTAGTAAGTCTGCCTTGAGTTGCACTTGCATAAAGTGGGGCACCGGCTGCTAGCGAACCTGATACCAAATAGTGTGTTGTTTCAAAAATTCCACCGGATTGGAAACATAAAACTGGGTCACCTACGTGAGCGTCAGAGTTTCCGATCTCTCCTGGAAATTGAAAGTTTTGTGGAAGACCTGCGGCTTGTGCCTTAACTCTCTGAGCAAGTAGAGCATAAGGTGCTCCACCTGAGATGCTAGTAATAGCAGCTAATTTATTTTCTCCTGAAAGTCTTACGATAGCACCTGCCTCGGCAGTTCCACTGTTCTCGTCATGACGACAGAGAGCATTTTCTTGTACGATGTGTCTTGGGGTTAAAGCCATAGCTTATTATAACCATCCTTTATTTTTGCTATCTTGTTTTAATTCGGCAGACATAATCTTTTTAAAACCCTCGGTCATGCGTAGAACGTCTGACTTTGAGTTTACGGTAGATGCTGCCTCTTTAGAAGACATTTCTGTCTTCTCTTCTGTCTCAGCAGCCGCTGGTTTAGCTAAACTTTCTAGTACTTTTGATACTAGATTATCTTCGCTAACAGATATACTCTCTGATGCTACAACTTCTTCTGCCTTAACTGCATCTGTAGCTTCTACGTTCTCTTGAACTACTTCTACTGGTTTAGTAAAAGAATTGACTGTTTGAATTTTTACATCAAGTAAATCTTCTAAGTAGGAAGTAAAATCTTCCTCAGTCATAGCTCTTACCTTTTCAGCTTGTTTAATTCGAGAACTTTCTTCTGTCTTAAGAAGGCCTTCGCCCTCTAGTTTAGAAATTCTTTCTCTCAGCATTGCTTCTTCTTTCATCTGATTAATCTCAGATTGTGCTAACTCACGTGCTTTTTCGGCATCTGCAAGTTTGGTGTTCAAAGACTCATTCTCTGAACGAAGTGCTGCTAGTTCCTCTTGAAAGGCTTTTTCCTGCTCAAGTGCTACAGTATGTAGATCTTCAACTTCAGCAGCGCGATCTAGGATTGCGGCCTTTAGTTGTTCAACTTGTGCTGCGGTTTCACTAAGGTTATCCTTAGTCATGCCCTCAGAGGTAATCTTATCTTCGTTATTAGTTTCACTCATTAAAAGAAACCTCCTAGTCGTCTATCGCAAAAAGTATTTATAAATACTGACCGTATTTAGTCTTAAATCCCATAGTACATATTTTAAATTTATCAGCATGGGATAGTATTTTATAGAATGCTTCCTTTTTTTCGTCTTCTGAGCAGGAGGCAACATTTCCAAAATGGTTTAATGCTGATAGAATCTGTCTGTCACTTTCTAGAGGTAGTTTCCTCAGTCTGGCAAAGGCATAGGTTTGATTTGGGCTTAAGTTCTTACTTTTATTGGGCTTATTAGGTTTATTAGATTTAAAGCCTGTTAGCTTACTCTGCATTACTTGGTCTTGTAATTCAATAGGAAATAGGTCAAAAAGTTTGGTCATTTTTAGGAATCTTTAATTGGAGGGTCTAGCTTTAGTCCTGAACGAGCTGGTATCGATATGGAATTTACCTGCTGCCCTGAGAATGCTTGCTATCAAGTGGGCCTTCTCGTGATCTGTAATTTCGGATTTTAGAAAAGAGTATCTACTCATTGCAGCTAATACTTGTTCTTTGCTGTTTAAAGGGAACTGCTTTAACCTAGGTATTCCGTAATCTTCGGAAAACTCTAATCCAGGTTTAATGGAGAATCCTAAAGACTTTCCTTGCTTTTCGAAGTCCTCTGTGGAGACTCCTAGGCTATCAGATGCCAGTAAGATGTTCTTGTAGAGTTCCTTTTGTTCTTTAATTTTTAGAGTCTTAGTAGCTCCAACAAACATCTGCATAGTAGAAGCTACTGACTCTTTAGAGTGGATTGGAAATTTTCTAGATTCTGGTAATCCAAAGTCTTTATTTGATAGAGATTTCCTAGCTTCAAAGCTAATTGAAGCTACTTGTATAGGAAACTGTTTAGCAGGATCAGTAATAACTAATCCTTTTTTAGATTTAAATAATACACCTTGAGGTATAAACTCACTATCTGTGATTAAAACTCCTGGAGTATTTAAATCATCCTTAATCTTATTAGCTGCTGGACCTTGTTTTATTTTAGAAGGTAAGGGTTGAGAATCAACGCTTGGCTTGTTGTTTAATATTTGTTGTTCTGTGTCAGTACTTGGTAACTCATCTGAGCTTAATAGTTCTGTATCTCTTAAGTCTACTCTAGGGTTATAAGGTGCCGGACGAATTGCATTTCCATGAAGATTATCATCTTTAACTAGTCTGGAGTATTTATTCCTTAAACATGAGGAGTCATGTGCATCAGCGCCCAAAACTGGGCAAGACTTGTTAAATAGTTTACACCAATGTGTAGCAACTATCCTTCCAGGATTTGGATTATTAGGGTACTGTGTTACATATTTTTCAAAGCTTATACATATTCCAGCTGACTGATCTGCTGGTCCGTATTTAGCGGCTAGGAATGATTTTTCTTTATTAGCTAATCCAAAAGAGTGAACCTCTAATACATCGCCTTTATCGTCTGTTGAGTAGAGCACAGCATCACTAGATTGGTTAATTGGAGTAATTGATTTAGGTGTGAAAATGCTATTCGCTGCTACAATTAGGAACTTAGAACTCTTATTTTGTGCGGAGAGTTTTATTGCTTCCTTGGAGACCGTGTTATAGTTAGAGTCAAAAACACCATCTACTAACTTCGATTCTCCTGACTCGGAAACTTCTAGTAGGTAATAACCTGCTGCTTCAATCTGAACTACTTCATTTTTAATTGGGTTTGGAATTTGAGTAAAGCCTTCTGGATTCTCTGTTACACTGGCAGTTGCTTGGTCTAACGATTCCATTGTTTTTTCTAGATTCATGGAAGCAGCTTCGACAATGATTGATCTTTCGTTAGCTGGATTTTTTACAATCCCTACGCCACAGAATCTAATATCTTTTAATACTCTTGACACTTGGCTTGTTCCTATGGATTTTCCCGATAGAACTAAGCTTAAGTCTGTTTCCTCAGCTTTGCTAAGTTTTACTAATTTTTTAGCTACCAGTTGTTTTGGAATTACTACACTTCCTATTTTAAGATCATAGTCCTCATAGTAGCACTCCATTGAAACTTTCCATTCGCCTTTTTCAATTTCGGCGGCTAGGTCTGGAAATCGGTCTTTATAAATAACAGACACAATTCCTATGTCCATACTCATATCGTCTAGTGTTTTTGCTACTTCTGAGGCATTTTCAGAATTCGATAGCTCTTTATATAAATCTTCATCGTCTATGACATTACCTGACCAGTCCATATACATGGCTGAAGCTATGTGTCCGATAATTTCTTGTTCTTTATGTTCTAGGTTAACAGCTTTTTGAGATATACTATCTCTAGCTTTAATTAACTCTGACCCTATAAACGTGGCCCCGTTTTTATTAGTCCCTGTTGATACTAAAATAGCAGACATGAATAAAAGATCTGCTTGATCATTTTCCGGTAGGGATAGTTTACTAGCCATTGCCTTGGCTTGTGCAGGCTTAAGCCTTCTTAGAACTAATGGGGCTTCTAGTAATATCTTATGTTTCATTATTTACTTGCTTTAGCTTTATCTATACTAGCAAATACTTGAACTTTTATATCTTCTATAACTTGATACATTTTATCTAAGTCCCTGTATGCTTGGGCTATTTCATTATTTATACTCATTTGGTGCTCTAAAAGCATATTAATTGAATCACTTCCGAGTGGTGGCAAATATACTCGATCCATATCATTGGCGAGCGCAGCGGAAACGGAGTTAAATATTACATGCATTGCCTGCAACTGTTGGTTTAATTTATAGATTTCATCACTCAGAGCCATATAACTTAAATAAAGTACAATACTAATCTAAAATCTCATCTAAAGTCGATTTAGAGATATCTACTTCTGTTCCTTCTTCTATTGTACTTTTGTCTGCTTTTATAGACAATCTTTCTTTTAATTCTGTTAGGGAGACTGGATCTAGAGATCTTAAGATGTCAATTAACTCGTCTACTCCAAGGCTAGCCTTACTAGGCGCTTTAACTTTAGTGGTGTCCTTCACTACCTTGACTGAATCTATTGGTTTTTGGGCTAGAGGGGGTTGTCCTACCGGCCTTCCAGAGTCTCCCGAAGGAGATGTTGCTACTTGATTGTAAGGGCTTCCTGCTCTTAAAACGTCTTCTTGGATGAGAGGAAGCTCTTCTCTTAATCTTTGCAACTCTGTATCATAATCAAAGTCCATCTCTCTCATGTACGATTGCACCGATATTGCCTTTCTATCTAGCATCTGCATAAAGGAGGCACGAGTAACTGCGTCACTGTCTGTACTAATCACTGATTCTTTCCATCTTACGACTGGATAAGAGTTAAATCCTGCCAGCTTAGCAAGCTCTCTGTACTGACTGTAAACCCAATCTTCTACTTTAATTCTTGCTGCTGTTATTTCACTCTTTAAGCTTTTAGTAACTAATACCCCGCCATCTCCAGATAAACCCTTGCCGTCAATTAAGACCCTAGAAAACCCTAGAGAGTTTGTAATTTCATCATCTACTGGCTCGTACTTAGCTTTACCTAGTATTTCTCCAACATCTCCAGCTGAAGTTATCTTTTCAATCTTAAGAGTGTCGTTCCAAACTACTGTAAACGCTTTTTGAGGGGTGTTAAAAGCTTCAGCTAAATCTGCTAATACCTTTTCATCCTGAATAGGTCTCTCCGCGTCTCCGACAGTTACTTTTAAAATATAATTGGTAATGCCATCAATAGTGGCATAATCTGCTTTCTTAAGCTCATCCCTATAATCAAAAGCGTCAAACGCTCTTGAAGCTCTGGGCTTGGCATATACATCAGAGTCTCTCTTCCTCAAAAAGATTACAGAAACTTCTTCGTCTTTAAAGGTGTACTCTTGGTTGCTCTGAGCTGCTGTTTTCATTCCAGACGGTATATTAGTTAAAGAATCTTTTACTGACTTAGATACTTTACTAGGATCTGATTTAATCTTCTCTAATATCTTTTTAAGAGGTAGGAGGCCTTTTTTAGTTATGGTAAGGCTTGTTCCACCAAAAAATCCTGAGGAATCTAACCTAATCTCTTCAGGAGGCAGTAGCGTATAGGCTATAGGATAGCCACCTGCTGCGGCAGTTTCAGAGGTAAGAGACTTATATTTGGTAGAAAATTTACTATAGTCTAGGTCTTTCCCTAATTCGGCCCTAATTCTCTCTTTAATTAGATGGGCTAATTGAGCTTTTTTACCCGCCTTAGTATTTGAGGGGGCTCTTCCTGGTATGGACGATATTCCATCTGGATGGGCCTCATATGGGCCTTTAGCGTTTAAGATATAACAAACGGAGTATTTAAATAGATCATTAAAAATTTTACTAACTACTCCAGTAAATCCAGTATCACGAGTCCAAGCATCATAAAACTCTTTAACTTCCTGATCATTGATTTCATTATAAAACCCTGTAGCTGAGAAGTTAGATAGAACATCTATTTGAGTTCCATATATTCCTGTCCTGTAATACTCTTCATTAGATCTAGTATATAATTTTAAGGCTGCAAGTTCATCTGAAGGCTTTCCTCTTAAATCTAAATAAGAACTATCTAGTGCATCTCTATACTGAGTGTTTAGTTTGGCTGTTTCAATTCCTTTAGTACTAGTCTCCACTCTAGCTTTTTCTCTAAGAGCTTCTAGTTTTTCATTTAAATTAAAAAGTTCTTTTTCAGCCTGTAGCTTACCCATCAAGGTATTGGAGTTATTAATAGGTTTAATTCTGGAGCGGAAAGTTTCTTTCTGATCTGTGGGAAAGAAGAGCGCGTCGATAGTTTCTTCACTCGTTTGAACGGTTAGCTCATACTTTCCATCTTTCGTCTTAGTAGCCTCAAGGAATTTGGCGTTACCTTTGGTAATCCGACTGTTTAGCTGATCTACTAGCTCTGGGGCTGGTCCTGCGGGCTTATTAATATCTTTTCTTCTTGCCATTGCTTAGAATTAGTCCTCCCCCTCTTATAGTAATAACATTTTTACTAGAATCCCCATTCATTGTATCAACACCTGCCGATCTAGTCAAGGTCGGGTCTATTGAGACTACTTGATTCCTTTGTGTTGGGCTAATCTCTTGTATTACGCCTCTCTCTACTGCGGGAGTTACCTCCCTGTGTTTCCATTGAAGGTCATAAACACACTTACAGGCTAGAATGAAAGAGGTATATAAATCCTTCTTTTTAGGTTTTCCTGAGTTAGTTGACCCTTTAGGTAGATCATAGTGCAGTTTACCTGTTGTTGTTTGAGTAACTACTATAGAAGATATTTGGTTTATAAGCTCTTGAACTAGATCGACTTCTTTACTCTGTCCTTTAAGATTAGCTTTTCTATGGCCATCAATTGGATTAGATGCAGATGGTATCTTTATGGCTCTCTGCTCTAGTAAGGTTTTAGTGTTGTTATTAGCATCTTCAATAAATACTGGGTTAAAGTTACATAGGGTTAATATCCTAGATCCTCTTAAGTTAGGAGCTGAGTCTGAGGTTATTACTGTTTCAGTTACTGAATATCCAACTGTAGAGGGATCTGCTAGATGATCTCTGATAGTTTGGCCTCCGCCGAATTCATCCATATAAATTGCTACTGGATTAAATCTCCTTATTAAATCGAAGATGTGTTTCGATTGGTCTTGAAAACGGGTCTGCTCAAGTTCTGATATAAAAACTAGTTTACTTGGATACCCTAACTCAACTACTGTAACAGCTGTGGAGTCTCTTTCTCTTGCTACGTCAATTCCAAAAACGTATTTCTTACCTTTATCTGTATCGGGATCTCTACCCATCTTAGGGATTACTTTATCGTCTCTACAGGACTCCAATAAGCTCATCGGAAAAGCTCCATCAGAGTCTGATATCCATTCCGCCATCCACTCTGTCAAGAACATGTGGCGAGGTGCATTTATCTGAGCGTCTGTAACAGTATCTACGTCATAAAACCCATCTGGTAGCTCTAAGTAAGGAGTGAATCTTAGGTTATAGTGCTTAGACCCCTTCTTTATTTGGTCATAGAAGTTTAAAATTTCTTGCCACCAATAGTTGAATTGATAATATCCAGATGTAATTCCAATATATCCGTTATCACTTAGGATAAGATCTTCTGGTATTATTCCACCATAT